CATGAACTCCAGATAAGGGGCTATTTTGTCCATTTTATAACCGGATGCCATGTCGTTTACCAGGGCTATCTTTTTGTCAATAAAATCCGTCATTCCTGATTTCTCGATGATTTCAAAGTTCATATTGGTTTTACCGATACTGTTGATAAAATTGTAATCAGTTGAACCGGTTATGTAATTGACCAAAGACAGCCTATTGTTATTCTTGATTACGGCATTAAACTTGACCCTGCTGTACCTTTCATGAATGGACTTGCCAAAATCGACCTGCTCCTTGCTTTTAAAAGAGGCAATAAAGCTGTCCGCATGTTTTCGGAATCTTCTGATTGCGTCAGCCTCTTTCTTTGATTCAAACTGGATGAAAGAGGAACTTACGATTGCAGATATGAAATTAGCGACCTCATAAACCAAATTGGGTATCATCGCCCAGTTAGTTGTCTTTTTATAATAGAATAGTCTTTCCTTTGCCTCGATGGTAGATATGTTGTATTGCGTCAGATAATATTCGTACAATCTGTTGAAATGGTTGTCTTCCAAATCAATCAAGTCGTTGTAATACTTTTCGGAAATCCACCCTCCGTCTGTTACGACAAACTCATCGCCTCTCTGTGTAAGAAAGACGGAAACGAAGCTGTCGCTTGTCGTGAAGCAAGGTGTGATAATTTCGACTGTTTCCCCTCTTTGCTTGAAATTCCAGAGCCGACTGTGTACTTCCACGATATTATTTAAAATACTTGTATCCATTTCAATTTCATGTCAATTAAAAGTTTATACCACTCAAAGGATCGATATCGCTTTCGTAAACAAAAGGCAGAGTTCCAGGTGACTGCACTTCTATTTCGGGTGTATCTGCGCTATTGCCCTTCGTGTTTGACTCCGTGCAAAAATGAGCGATGCACAAAGATACATCTTCCAGCACTTCCGCTTGCTTTTGGTCTTTCAAAACTTCCGTTTTGTATGCAATTTCTTCGCCCGTCTGCATAAATTTGTGAAAATGCGGTGTAGGCACTCGCTGCTGGTCAATGGGGACATCAAGGCCTGAATTGCGATGACATGCGCCCGCTGAGTCATATCTGAAAAAGTAGCTGTTGTCGAATGCCGGACATTTGAGTTTGAACTTAAAGTCAGTCGGGTCGTCCGCCTTTATTTGTACAACAAATTCAAGATCCTTTTCCAGTGACTCATGTTTTGCCTGTACGACCTTTTCCTTGATTGTTTTGTGATTGCTCTTTGTCTGGTCTACTACAATAGGTGAGACAAGAATGGTTTTGCCTCCTTCTACGAGCACTTTATATGTGTCATAATTGGATTTTATGTTGTTATTTATCTTTACCTTTGCCATATATTATCGTATTTATCACTATTACCCTATTTCTGTTATCTGCATTAATGTCTCTTTCACAAAATCCTTTAGTTCCATAATTAAAAATTTTCAATCATTATTTCCTTGTGAAAGCATAAGCCAACATTAACCAAGAAACTTATCCTTTATTGCTAAAGTTATCATTATAAGTATTATTTTACATGGTTAAAAAGGCACATCGTTATCTTTAAAGATCTGATCAACAAGATTTTTAATAGCGAAATTATCCTTCTGATTGAATTCTTCATATTCATCAAATTTGAAAAATTCTCTTTTAAACTTCAATCGAACATCTCCAATAGAACCCATACGATTTTTTGCAACAATAAACTCTGCCAAACCTATTAAGGAGTTTCCTCGTTCATCCTCTGTTATATGATAATATTCAGGTCGATGAATGAAACATGCAACATCTACATCATCGCATATTGTACCACTATCACGATAATCAGTCAATTGTGGCCTTTTACCATATATTCCATTTCGATCTTCTAAATTTCTATTTAATTGTGAAGTTACTACAATAGGAATATTTAGCTCTCTTGCTAAAACTTTCAGCTCTCTTGTTATGTAATTTATTTCAGCATATCTTGTATCAAAAGATTTATTATCAACAAAAAGCAATTGTAAATAATCAACAAAAATAATTTTCACACCTTGTTCATAAACTAATCGTTCTGCCTTATTACACAAATCACAAATACTTAAACGAGGTGTATCATCAATCATTATTGGAGCATATTTCAATTCCTCTATGTTCTTGTCTAATCGTTCCCATTCAAAAGATTCCAAATAACCACTTGATAATTTTTGATAAGGAATCTCACAAATATTTGCAATCAAAGCATTCGTTATTTGAATCTGATTCATTTCTTGCGAGAACAAAGCAACCGGTATTGGACTTTCTCTTAGGGCAATATTTTTTATCATGGATAGTATTAATTCTGTTTTTCCCATCGCAGGACGTCCTCCAATTACAATAAGCTGACCATTTTGCCACCCACCAATCAAATTATTCAGTTCATCAAAACCAGTATTTATCCCAAAGATAAAACCCTTTACATTTGCAGCACATTGAATCTTATCAATAGTTTCTTTTAGAATCTCATTTATCTTTTGAGGTTCTCGGCTATAGCTCACACTTTTACCTTGATTTTCCATAATATCGAATTTATAAAACAAAAGTTTTTATTTAGATTTAAAGTTGATTTCTTCTTAACTTTCCTGCAACCTTATAAAGGAATAAGATTTCACTCTTAGCAATATCCCGGTCTGGGAACTTACGACGGCCATCAGGGTTCAGTTCCATATTGTATGAAACCATTGTAATATAGCCATCACCTTTAGAGCTCTCATAAAGATTCTTTATATATCGATCTTCTTGGGTTATGACAACGTAACACTGGCCATAGTCTATATCATCCCGACTTTCGATCCTACGAACAAATATGATATCGCCAGATTTATATTTATCATACATACTATCACCAAATACCATAATCCCTCGGCATCCTTTAAATGCTGGGATGGAAACCCATTCAGTTATTTTGTTCTCGTCCCCCTCTAAACCTATACCGTTCCCCGCACAAACACGAATATCAAGAATTGGTTGTCGGTCATTGTAGATATTAGTATCTACATCTTTATTCCGACCAGAAATAATATAGTCTATGTCAAAATCAGTATATACTTCTGAGATTTTTTTTAATGTTTCCTTGCTTGTTGAATCGGAATATTGAGCTACAGAACCATTTGGAAGCCCTACAGACGCCTCAAAAGCTCTAACACTAAGTCCTTTTGATAAAATAAAAGCCTTGACTCTATCTCTTAATTGACTTACTTCTTGCTTTGCCATAGATAATTTGTTAAATAGATAAAATTATCTACATATAGTTTTGTTTGTAGATAAATATATCTATATTTGCACTTGTAATAATTAATACAACATCAAAGGTAAAGAAATTAGAACATATATAATAATGTAAGGAGGCAAAAATGGAAAAATTAAACCTACAAGGTCATGAGACTGGCGCTCGTTCGTTCAGAGAGATCTACTTCTCCATGGACAACACGCCGCCTAAGAAGGCTTTCATCCAAAAGATAGCCACCATTACCAAACGATCTGAATCGGCTGTCAGATGTTGGGTAGCGGGAGTCTACCAACCGGATGCGTTAGCCCAAGAAGTGATAGAAAGAGAACTTGGCATTCCTGCCAGTGAATTATTCCCAAAGGAGGATAAGGTATGCGCGCAATAGAATTCTATACCACCCCCTCCGGCGAAGTAACTATCAAAGAGCAGGGACAGCCGGAACGCCAACTGAAAGAGTCCGATACGGATTTCATTCAAAGTTTCCTTGAGATTTTGGAAGAGTTCTATCCGGAGGCTTATGCGGCACTCCGCAAGTATTACGCCCGCTACGACGGGAATAAATGCTACCGGGATTTCTTGGCTGTACGCAGGTTTATCAAATGCAACTTCGGGCTGTACGATAACATGATAGACGTGGATGAGAACTGGAATTTCAAATTCGAGTTTGTCGGCTGCCCTCTACGAGGAGAATGTGACGGGTTCAAGAAAATCTGTGAACCGAAGTTCAACAGTACATTATCAGACAGCCAGCTTCGGGTGATGGAGCTTTGCTACTATGGCAAGAAAGACGAAGAGATCGCGGAAACGCTTTTCATCTCGTCCCACACCGTAAAGAACCACCGGAAGAACGTTTTCCGGAAACTCTCGATACACTCCATGGCGGAGTTCATGCGATACGCGAACGAAAAGAATCTATTTAAGGGCGAATAATCATGCCAACCGAAAACACCTATCAAAGCATACCTTCTTTACGAAAGATCGAGATCGAATACCTTGCTTGGCAAATCACAAGGATGCAAGCGGGTATCCGGGAATTTATCGGGCAAAAGGAAGCGCACCTCCGTTTCGGGAGGAAGAACGTGGAAAGATGGGTCTCGGAAGGTAGGCTACAACGTTATAAGCGACCGGGCAAAATCGAGTACAGGCTGGAAAACCTGTATAAGTGCGCACTGGATCCATACGACTATTAAATGAATCATTAACATAGCAAGGCACCTTGGCAAGGCGTTGCAAAAGGAAGTTTACGATACCCATCCAACTCGCTATTTCACGGACGGTAAACCGCATTGCTAATAAATCATTGACGTATGAAAACAGATTACTGGAAACTCGCCCAAGCGGTGAGGTGGGGATTTTACATCCTTTTCGGAACGCTCGCCATACTTGGAATCGTGGCTATTTGCCTAGGACATTTCCTGCATATCATCACGACGTCCGGATGTGCGGCAATGGCTTACATGATAGCTAAACATTGGTAACTAACATTTAAAAACATAACATCATGTCGAATCTAATTCAGATCAAAGTAGCTGAGTTGAATCAGCTAAACCCGCTCATGATAGCGGAAGATAACAGGGTAGAACAAAAGTTCATCCAAATGTATAACGCGATCTGGGGTACCGCCCAAGGAGCGCAAATCTACGAGAAAGAGAAATTCAACTTCCGGAAGATCTTACAAGACAAGCCGGAACTGCAAAAATGCACACCATTATCCCTCTATGGATGCTTTTTGGATATAGCGGTCAACGGCCTGTCACTTGACCCGACAGGACGACCGCACTGTTATATTCTTCCCCGTAGCACGAAGACCGGCTATAAGGATAACAACAGTAGCGATATCTACGAACTACGTGCTTATCTCTCCATCACCGGATATGGCGAGTTAGTCATGCGGCAACGTGCCGGACAAGTCCGTTACGTGGATAATCCCGTGGTTTGCTATGAGGGCGATACCTTCTCCCCCGGGTTGATCGACGGCGTAAAGACCGTGACCTACCAAGCGGCATGCCCCCGAAAGTCCAACAAGGTGATAGGTGGTTTCTTACGTATCGTACGCTCCGACGGTACCGTGGACTGGCACTGGATGATGGAAGGCGATATCAAGCGATTGGAAGCGTACAGCTTTAAGAACAACCAGAAATGGAACCCGCAAACCCGGCAGAAAGAAGGGAAGGCCAATGCCCTTTATACCTCTAGCGAAGGAGGTATTGATCCGGGATTCTTGGAAAGCAAGCTTATCAAGCACGCTTTCGACGGATATCCCAAGGTACGCACGGGACAGTTCTCCTCATTCGAGACACAGGAGGAACCGCAAGAGATCGACTACGGACTGGAAGAAACAACCGTTATCCAGCCCAATCAAGCCGGACAGCAACCGCAAGCCCTCCAGCCCCAATCGGAAAATCCTTTACAAGGATTCGGAGAGCAACCGCAAGCGGAACCGGTACCCGTATCTGGTATAACAGCCCAAATATCACAAGAAGATGAAGAAGCCGGATTTTAAGAGTTCAATATCAACATTCAAAATTTTATCGACATGGATACACAGAATAACAATTTACCTTTCAAGGCTAACGAGGTCATTAGCATCTTACAGACAGCCCCGGATATTCTCGCCCGCAATGAGGCGTCGGTCTCAGCTTGCACGAACGCAGGGAAAACCCTCTTGGACACGATTGAGGGAAATGGAGGTATCGGCACGGACGAGATCGACACTGCGGTACAAGAATACCTTGCGAAGTCAAAGAAGACCGTAGAGAACATGAACAACCGCCGGAAGCCGTTAACCCAAATGCTAACGGCTATATCCAAACGTTTCACGACACTAGAGGGTTCCATAGACGCCAAATCCAAGGGAACCATCCCTTATCTGCTACAGATGGAGCGTAACAAATACGCCGCCAAGAAGCTGGAAGAGCAAAAACGCCGTGAGGAAGAGGCCCGGCAAAAACAGTTGGCGGAGAACGAGAAAGCCCAATACCGGGCCGACATAACGGTCTTGCTTGATACCACGTACGCCGCCTACGTCGAGAAGCATATCAACGCCTTGAACGGGATTTTCAATCGTGCCTCCCTAGCCACGTATGGGGACGTATGCCGGCAGATCACGCAAACAAGCACCGGTTTCTCATGGACGGATTTCGTGAAAAACGTCGTTGATAATAAACAGACATTCTATATGGACGGTGAGACCCGCAAAGCGATCAAGAACGAGATAGCCATCCTAAAGAAAAAAGAATATTCCGATCGATACGCTTTCGAGATCGAGGGACTGAAACAATCCTTGGTCGACCGCCTCCCATCCCTCCGGAAACAACTGGAGGAGCAAGAGGAAATTCGCAAGACCAACGCAATCGAGGCGGCACGGCTGGAGGAGGAGCGCAAACGGAAAGAGGCGGAGGAACGTCAAAAGGCCGAACTGGAACGCAAGCGCAAGGAAGAGGAAGCGAGAGCCAAGGCGGAGGCAGAGAAAGCCACCGCGGAAGTACAGGCAGCATTCGATTTCAGCGCCGCCAGTATGTCTCCTACCCCTACCAAGGCGAAGATCAAGAAAAAGATCCAAGTCACCAATCCACAAGGATTCATGCAGGTATACCAGATGTGGTTCATGCGTGAGGGTATCAACATGAGCATGGAGGATCTTGAGAAGATCCACAAGAAGATGATCTCCTACTGCGAGAAGGTCGTGAATAAGGACGGTGAGCGAATCCAGTCCGCTTTCGTGAGATATGTCGATGACGTAATAGCCAAATGATATGAGAAAGCTATATCTGTCCTCATGGATAAACTTCGGGAAATACAGGCGTACACCGAGTAACCTAAAAAAGATCCTCGATACGGAAGAGGGCCGCAAATGGTTCCGGTGGCTGATGGATAACACTTACGATTTTGAATTTGACTTTGCGGTCATTGAATACTTAAAACTCAAGGAAGAAGATGCAAGATACGTATTACCAACGGTCTGAGGTCAGCAACTCAGACCTGACAGAACTAAAGAACCTCCTCTATCCCCGTACGCAATACGGGGATAAGGAGAAGGCTTTCAAGTTCGGTAGCCTGATCGACGCGATGATTACCGAACCGGAAAGGGTCAGATATGATAAGCGCATGGTAGACGATGTATTGTATTCCGGCGAGGATTGGGAACTGGCACAAGCCATGATCAAGTCACTCCGTATGGAAGCCCGACACGATCCGCTCATTAAGTATGCATTGGAACAATCCGATAAACAGAAATTTATGGTAAATAAAAATCAAAAATTTCAATACGGCAATTTTGAATACACACTTGACACTCGTTGCAAATGGGATTTCTGGTTTTCAGCAATGGGGTTTGGAGGAGATTTAAAAACAACTTTTGCTTCTTCTCAAAAACAATTTAATGAAGCCATAGATTTTTTCGACTGGGATCGCTCAAGAGCTTGGTATATGGATATTGCTGGAAGTAAACAAGATTTTATTGTTGCAATAAGCAAAAAGAATCAACAAATTTTCAAAGCCACTATAAAAAAAGATGGCACTTTATATAAACGTGGCAAAGAAAAGTACGAAGAGCTAGCCTTCCGGTGGTGGATGCTAATAAGCTAATAGTATGAAGAGTCTAATTTTAATCCTAATCGGCTGGCTAAAGTACAGGCTGGGAAAGAAAAGCCCTATATGCGGAGCTCCCGTACTCGTAAAGAAATTACAGACGCATACGGGAGATACATTCAACGTATATCATTGCGGCAACTGTGGCAACGATTATATCTTAAAATAAAAATCATGAATCTCAATATCACACCGACAGACAAGATATCCGAGGAACTGGCCGCCATAGATGCCTTCCTGAATATCACAATGAGCGAAGACGTACAAGAAGCTGTCCTACGTGGAAACGACCTTGCCGTCTATATCGCCCGGACCGGGAAACTGTTAGCAGATGCCAAATACCATCTGAACGTGAAAAAGAAATCGGAAGTATTCGACACATTACGGGAAACCGCTTCACGGGCCGGAGCAACCTCAAAGGCCGTAAACGCTATCATCGACAGCCTGTGCAAGGATGAGCAATACCTAGTCGACTGGTGTGATAGATTGAACCGGACCGCGACCCACCAATTGGAATGGTGTCGCACGATAATTAGCAAGGCGAAAGCTGAAATGGCCTTAGCGCCTCAGAGTTATAACAATCCTAAATTTTAAAAGAGCATGGAAGAATTAGTAAAAGAGCAACCCGTGTACGAGATCCAGAAAGTGAAGATCAAGAACAACCAGCTCACGGCGGAGTATACGGAAAAGTTCGTGGAAGCGAACTACAAGAACAACATCCTAAAGGAATCGGAGCAGTTTATCCACCCCGATCTACTGTACGCGTTGAACCGGCTTAAGCCACACGTAGTGAAAATCTGTGAGATGTACGAGGCTACATTGGTCAATGTCGCCAATCCTTCCGACGATGACTTGAACGAGAAGCTAAAGAATATCATCGTCACCGGATACAGTAAAGGCGGTAATGATGAATCAGCCGGCGTATCAATCCAAGCGCAAAAGCTCCTGAAAAGCGGGCAGATCCTTAACCTCTCCGTCCCGTTCACCAAATATGAGGACGAGTCCGGCGACGGGTACCTTTACGGAGCCGAGTTGAAAGAGGCCATCGGTAGATGTAGCTACGAGGTGGACGCTTATCTGTTCGAAGGTAAATATGGCATCAAGCAAGAATCCTTCGATTTCGATACCCCGGAGGAATCGGATATCACGGGCGAGAAGGAAGAGAAGCCTAAGAAACGGGGACGGAAGAAAAAAGAGCAGATCAAGGAGATCGCCGAGGAGGTGAAAGCCTTCGACGAGTTCGCCTAACTAATAATAAAAACAACCGTTATGCAAATCACTTTACAAAACACGGAAAAGGGACAATGCTATGCGGTAAGGTTTGACAGGTACCGCCAGCAGGTCGTTGACAAGCTAAAGACAGCCGTCAGCGTCCGCTGGTGGGACAAGTCTACCGGAGCGTGGATGATCCCGGCCAACAATAAGTGCAAGGCGGAGCTAGACCAGCTCACCTATTACGTGAGGCACTTCGAACCCGTCAACTGGGGAGGGTACGAGTCTAAGACCGACGAGGACATAGCCTATCAAATACCGGACATGCCCGAGTTGGACGAGGATCATGGCCTAAAGATACAACCTTACCCCTATCAACTGCAAGGAATCGCACGAGGCTTACAACTAAAACGGTTTATCAATGGGGACGACATGGGCCTCGGCAAGACATTAGAGAGCATCGCTACCATCAACAAAGCTGATGCTTTCCCCTGTCTCGTAATCTGCCCCAATACGGTCAAGATCAACTGGCAACGTGAATGGCACAAGTTCACGGACAAGAAAGCCATGGTATTGACCGATTCGGTACGAACCTCATGGCCATTCTTCTGGCAAACGGGCATGAACCATGTGTTCATCGTGAACTACGAGAGCCTACGGAAGTATTTCGTACGCCGAATCAACAAATCGGAGAAATGGACGCTGAAAGACGTAGAGTTCCATAATACGATCAAGTTGTTCAAGAGCGTGATCATTGACGAATCCCATAAGGTAAAATCAACGGCTACCCAACAAAGCAAGTTTTGCAAAGGTATCACCGCCGGGAAAGAGTGGATCATCCTGTTGACCGGTACCCCTGTCGTAAACAAGCCCAACGACCTTATATGCCAACTCGCTATCATGGACCGGATGAACGATCTCGGAGGCTGGAAATATTTCACGAGCCGCTATTGCTCTGGGCCGCACGGGGCCTCGAACTTGAAAGAGCTCAATTTCATGCTCTGGAAGCATTGTTTCTTCCGGAGGGAAAAATCCAAGGTGCTGACTCAATTACCCGACAAGGTACGGCAGATCGTGACCTGCGAGATCACCAACCGCAAGGAATACCAAGACGCCGAGCGTGACTTGGTGGATTATCTGAGACGATACAAGGAGGCCGACGATGAGAAGGTACAAAAATCGCTGAAAGGCGAGGTCATGGTACGAATAGGCATATTGAAGGACATAACGGCCCGGGGTAAGTTGAGAGAGGTGATCGATTTCGTGAAGGATTTTCGGGAGAACGGAAAGAAGATCATCCTCTTCTGTAACCTGCATGAGATCGTAGACCGGCTCCTACAGGCGTTTCCCTCGGCGGTGTGTGTCACCGGACGGCAAGATATGCAACAAAAGCAAGCGGCCATAGACGCTTTCCAACGGAATCCCAAGACGGACGTCATCATCTGCTCCATCAAGGCCGCAGCGGCGGGTATCACGTTGACAGCGTCAAGCAATGTCGCTTTTATCGAGCTACCGTGGACATACGCAGATTGCGACCAAGCCGAGAGCCGGGCACATCGTATCGGCCAAAAGGACTCCGTGAATTGCTATTACCTGCTTGGCCGCAAGACCATCGACCAGAAGCTCTACAGGATCATCGAGGAGAAAAAACATATAAGCAACGCCGTGCTTGGCGCGGAGGACAATATACAAACAAACATCGTCGATATGATGGCCCGGATATTCGACGAGACCGAGGAGGAGGAATAACCATGGCAGAGGAACACATAGGGATCAACCGCTTGAAAGAACGGGAGGACGCTAATAAATATCCACGAAGGAAATGCGTAAGATGTATCCGTTATCCATGCTTCTCCGGACAAGGAATAGGTACGCACGCCATTAATCTCGCCGCTTATGGATGTAAGGATTATAAAAGTCAAACAAGATTAAAGAATATGTCGCACAATGTAAACAAAGGAGGTTCAGATGCTTAAAATATCATTGTTAATAATCGGAATGATCTCGCTAATATTCATTCTCACGTCTGGAATATCGATCCAGTTCAAGCCATTCCATATATCCCTAGCTTATCCATACTTTGGAACAGGGATGGTATTGATAGCCATTGGTTTCGCCTTGTGCTTCGGCTCGGCTTACTATCATGGAATATCAAATCATGAATATAAAGATGGTTACAGCAAAGGATTCAACGCAGGTATTGAATACATTATCGATTGGGCTAAGAATAAAAAAGAAGGCTAAAGATAACATTTTTATAGCGAGAGATAAAGACTAACAAAGAGAATAAATAAAAAGGCAGCGCCTCACAGCGCCACCCCATTACAACCTGCGACAAATATATCAAATAAAGACAACTATGGCAAGTGAGGCATTGAATAAATATATTGAGAAACGTTACGACAGGTGGCTGGATTACGCTAAGTATCACTGCTCACTTGCCGGAATGAGTAGTGAAGCTATTGACGTATTGAACGAGGTAATGTGTATGCTACTTCAAAAGCCTCTGGAACACCTCTCCCGGCTTATGGAAGCCAAGCAAGGTAAATATACCGAACTTGACTGGTATATCCTGCAAATGATAAAGCTGAACGTTACCTCGGACACGTCTCCCTACCGGCATAAATACAAGCCTATCCCGGTAGATGAGAATGTGGATTGGCGAAGACTGAACATTATTGATGAGCCCGATGATAGTATTGACCGTACCGAGTATATCCGGGAACGTATGCAGGATATCCGGGATATGGTCGATCAATTAGGCTTATCCGAAAAAGCCAAACGCATTTTTGCTTGGAAATTCTTCGCCGGAGAATCTTTTGCCGATTGGCCGGGACCGGAAAACAGGAAAGAGTTGTACGAAACCTACAAAAGTGTTTTCAATGCGGTGATGGATAAGAAGGATGGGAAACTACTATTATAAAAAGAGCGTCCAGATAATCGCTCACCCAAACGCCCAACCTTAACTATGAAATAATTTATGTTTTTTTGTTTGTAAACATACAACTTAATTAGATACGTTATCCGCTAAATTGTATATTATTCAGCAGGACTACTCTGTTTCCTGCATTTCTTCCAGTTTCCTCTTCAACCTTTTTCATAAAAAATAATTATGGTCATTCTAAAAGATGTATTATTTCAATAGGTCTATTAACAACAAAAGTAGGTTTCAAACTTAATAATATATCTTTTTCTTTTGTTCCCCATAAACACGCAACACTATCCACTCCTGCAGACAGAGAAGCCTGTATATCTATACCTCTATCCCCAAAAGAAATTGCCTCTTGAGTATTTAGTTCCAAGTAATCAAGTGCTTTAACAAAAGCCTCTGGATTAGGTTTTCTATGACGAACATCATGATAAGCAATGATAACATCATGAGGAATAGAAAAATGGTTCAAAACGTTATTTACATAATTAGATACAGCTGTACTTACCACAGCAACCTTTATTTCATTAATTCTTATAAAATCAAATACAGCCTCAAAACCGTCATAAAGAATAAAAGAAGGTATTAGCTCATTAACTTTTCCCCAGTTTTTACCCCGATAGGGCTCTGCAATACTTGAATCCACCAAAGTTTGATCCAAATCAAATATAATTCCTTTTTTCATTTCAGCATTATTTAAAAGATTCTCAACTCATCATTTTGGTAGTTCAAAACTCCCCCCTGTTGAAGGAATTCGAACAAAACCTCTGCCTTACGAAGAGAGAAAGAACCACGAGAGATAAGCAACTCATTTCCTGCTACATTTTCATTACACTTAACCGACTGTTCTTTATAATTTACCACAGCTAATATTTTATTGTTATTTATAGTCGTTCGAACAGCATGCATTGTTCCACCTTTTATTCCTGTTTGAATAACGATTGTTGCAATTGCCAAACCAGCTTGTAATCTATCTCTTTCCACGAAAGATGTATTATATGCAGGTACACCAAAAAGATATTCAGATAATAACAAACCTCCTTTTTCCAATATTTCTTTTGCAATAAATTCATTTCTTTTTGGCGATATCATTTGTAATCCATGAGCCAAAATAGCGGTAGTAGTTCCATTTACAGAAAGAGCTCCCTTATGTGCTATAGTATCACACCCTAAAGCTAAACCACTTACAATATTGAATCCCTTTTCTGCAAAGTATTTTGCATAATACATTCCTGCTTCTTCTCCTTCTTTAGTTGGATGTCTCGTACCAATAATTGCAATAGATTGCCTATCTTTTATAGAAGATAAATTTCCTTTGTAATTCAATATAAGAGGAGAAGTATCTTCGCCTCTATTTCCAATTAAATTTCTAAGCATAAAAGGATAGTCTTCATCAAACTTAGAAATAATAAAAACATTATTTTTTAACGACTCACCTATAATTTTATTTGACTTATCGACAGCGTATTGAATATCTAAACGGCTTAGCTCCTTTTTTACTCTAATAAGTTTGTTATTTATACAATTCATTATATAAGTATAAATATCAGCTTCGTCAAATGCTTTATTTTTTACCATACAATTAGCCACAATTTCAGAACTACGACTTCCAAACCCAGGCAACTGTAATAATCTAACAATCAACTCAGTTTCTTTTGATATATACATAATTCTATAAATTTACATTAGCATTCATCTCATGATTTGTCCTTGCAAGACAAAATAAATAACATTTTGCATCAGGCCATTCAGCCTTTATCGTTCTTACCATTTCAGCTACAGTTGTACAAGATGTTGTTATATCGTCAATAATCAAAATATTTTTATTATTCAAATTTTCATCCCTATTTTTAATAAAAAAAACATTTTTCATTTCCTTTTGTCGATCAAGTAAAGTGGGAAGGGTATGTAAAGCCGCCGTAGACCTCGTCTTATTTAACAATTGAGGCAAATACTTGGCGCCAATTGCAGATGCAATATCGTACACATATTCTCTAATCTTCGCACTCTTCAGAGGAACTGTTTCATTATGTCCTAAAACTCTAATAACATAATCAAAAGTTAAACGGCTATTAACAAAAGCCTCGATAGTCATACTTTTTATTAGTTGAAAATCTTCTTCATCTGCTCTATTTTTGAATCTAGCAACTCGAGCCGTCCATGTTGTAGTATCTCCTTGAGGTATATAATAAACCAAATGATATGCCTCTTCCAAACCAGCAGCCTTATACTGCAAATGCTTATTTGATAACGTTTTCAGCTCCATAGTATTTAAATTTATGTCTATTAATTACAAATATAAACATATAAAAACAAATCAAAATATCATTAAGCATTATTAACTTTACACATAAAAAACGCCCTACCCTCACGAGCAAGACCGCCACACAAGTATTAATATCAAACAAACTCACCAAATTCTATAGTATACTCCTGCTCCGACATAGTGCGATACCCAGTCTCACCAACAAGTATGAATTATTTCTGATTTTTTTCTTTATAGTCGTTTGATCAAAATAAAACTACTATCTTTGACTTTCATTTTCAAAAAAAATAATATGGGAAGACAAAAAAAGTATCCAATGCCAAATGGCGCAGTTTATTCAGATGTAAAAAGTGATGACCAGAGGAGAAAAGTTCGAATCAAATTTAGTAATCAGACAGAAGTTAATTTATTTTTGGATTGGGCCAAACAAAATGGTATTGAGGCTCGCCAATATGTGAGTGGAGAGAATGAAGTACATGCTTATGGCGTTGGTTACAATGGAGCAGAAAACGCCATTGTAGTCATGCGTGATTAAAATAGCACGTAAATTACGGATTTAGAATTACCCAGATCTTTTATATATCTGGGTAATTTTAAACTATGAGCTTTTTTCGTCTAATAAGCCAGATCGCTAATACAAAAAGCGCTCCTACCCCTATCCACATTAATGTCTCTTGATACCATCTCGACCGATTCACCTCGACGATCTTATCTACTGGGTAGGGAATCCTGATCGTGTCCTTTATAAAGATCGAGTCATGGATGAAGCGATCTTTATAAAGTGTCTTGTACTTCTCGAGATACACTGTATCACCTTTAACCACAAAATAAACCGAGTCATACCGATAGATTGAATCACGTAAATAGCGATCCTGATACTCGACACGGACGGATTCAACCGGGACATAGACTGTCTTAGTACAGCCTACCAGCCAAAATACTATACATATATATAATAGAACTCTCATAGTAACCCCCATCCCGCTATCACGTTCGACATATCCGCTTCTCTCCCATTCTCAAAACGGCTCATCCCTGCCACGATCCGGATCATCTGTTCTCGGTCGTTGATGTTTATCGGATCGTCAGCCGGGATTCCAGCGTAGTCAGATACAAATTGAATATACTTTTCCGTATGGTTCTCTTTCGGTGGTGCCCATCTTCCTATCATCTTGCGGATCGTATCCAGCTTATAGTTCCGGTAATAGTTAGACAGGATCTTGAAGATCGCCCTATATCCGTATGCCATCGATTTAAATTGCTTGAACTCTTTGTCTGAGCTTGTCTTCTCTCCTTGGAAGACATCGCTATTCTTTCTGATGTTCCCGGGGTTGTTGTTTCTCAACCCTCTGGGCAGACTACTATTTCTCATTCCTTATCCTCCCTCATTAATAACCGTTCTGCGGCTCACGATCGCCGCATTTCTTTTTCTCGCACCTTTTTAAAGCCAGTTCTATCTTCACGTCCGAGTAGCTCTCTTTTAAGGTGAAAAGCTCGTCCTGCACCTGCCGGAGCCGTCCGGTCTGCTCAACGAACCGTTCCTCCTTCTCAGACAACTGCTTTTGCAAGAACTCATTATACTCACGCAGGGCCTTGAACTCCTCCACGTCAGCTTGAGCGTCCGCTATACGGGCGTTAGTCTTACGGTTCGCCCACGCACGGATGCCCCATTTTATCCCCTCGATCCCGCCCATCGCACCGATTATCGCCAATATCGTATTCAAATCAACTCCCATAACTCGTTTTCTTTTAATATATACGGGGACTTTTATTTGCCCGCCCCCGATAAAGGCTTATATCCCGTTAAGCGATAGGATCTATTCCCTTTAGCTCATTCCATCTATCTTGGTATTCCTCCCCGGAAAAAGGCTGGTCGAGTATCTTGGAATAAGAGTCGATCGTCTCGGCGGAGAACATCCCCTGCCGATCAAGGTAATCCACCCGCTGTTTCAGGTACCATAACTCATCGTCCGTGAAATCAAAGGACTTGACCCCTGTCATGGCGTCCACGGTCTTGAATGAGATCTCGTATTCCCCGTTACCAACAGGGGTCATAACCACTTCCTTCCGCTCCGAATCCAATAGCTGGACCTTGCCGGAGATAGATATTTTCAAGCCGATATTTTTGCGATTGTCGTACATCGGCAGCACGTTATTGAGTATTAATACCCTGTCTTTCAATGTCAATTTCATATCTATTATTTTTTTAAATTAGTATTTCATACATAAATAACCTGTTTTGTTATCATAATAAACAGGATATAGCTCGGGCGAAGAGCTTAACGCCCCCAATTGCGCGTGTGTCATCATGGAGCCGACATTAATGACAGTTCTCTCCATGGCACCATCGTCATTAAAATACCGGGACTCGACCCGGAAAGCGGAACCCCAACCAGCCTTATGCACGCAGTTAATCCATATCCTCGGATAATTGGTATAAGCGGAACGCCCACACCTCAATGTCAAGATAGGCGGGACACTCATCGCCGTAGCGGAGTCTAATATATCGGTCAGATCAAGTACCGAGTTCACGTAATTCGGATACGTCTGCATTATGACATTACGCAGGTGGTTACCACCATTATCGGTATCTACCGATCTTAGCGTGACTTGTCCGTCGTTGTGGATGGCCAACGCCCCGTTATACATATAATGTCGCTTGGAGAGCATCAATCCGCTAGCGGCCACCAAACCGCTTAGCCCGACCCGGAAAGGGGCTTCATCCCTTCGCTCGTAAGTGCTGCCGACCCATATACGGACAGATCCCGGATCAAGGTTCGAGATATCGCCACCGCTATTACCGTCACTGGCGAAACCGCATGAGACCTCGTAATTACGGTTCATGCACATGATGGAGTTGCTGCCATATACCTTGCCGTCACTGAGCACCTTGAATGTCGGGGAAGCGGGAGGCTCCCCGTTCGCCCCGGAGTTCCCGCCGGACCATATCCTTACGGTACCGCTAGCGGCCATGCCCCCGGTATTACCGAACGCTATCGCCCCCGTGGACACGAGGCCGCCATTGATCTCGGTAATCGTGCAGTCGTACTCGGAGGCGAAAACCCACCCTTCACCATTATAGCGATAGATATTCACGCCGTCTACCCAAAGATCGTTCTTCCGCATTCCCGATCTCGGGGCCGTGGATTGGTAGAACACCTTCGCCTTGTCATTGGCCATGCTCTGGGCATCGTTAGCCGATCCTTGGGCGTTATTGGCAGCGTTACTGGCATTTTCCGCCTCGCTAAGAGCGTCCTGCGCCTTTTTCATGGCTGTATCTGAATACCCTTTCAGCGTATCTTGAATAGCCTTGTTTGCGGCCTCTACGGCTGTGTTAAAAGAGGACATGGCGGTATTGAAGGCCGTGAACTTGGCGTCAACGTCTTTTTTCTCGGCCTCTGTCGCCTTGCCGTCAACGATAGCGGTATTGATGGAGGACAATAGGTTGTCAATCGCCCCGAACAATGTCACCTTCGCGTTCAAAAGCCCGGTCTTGGCCGGGCCGGAGAGATAGGTATTCTCATATAATTTTTTATAAGTGGCCTCGACCTGGGCCTTGGAAACATTGACCGTATTCAGGTATTTCTCGATCGCTACGGCCTCCGTCTCCGTGACTATACCATCCTTGAACGCCCCGTCCACGTAATAGTTCAGGTCCTCCACGGATTTCTTGGCCTCCTTGATAGACTGATCCAATTCCGGCCACTCATCAAGGTTTTTCAGCCCCGAACCGGCGGTAAAGACCATACGCCCATGAAACTCGCCAGAGCCATCCCCCTTATTCAGTATGAAATAGGTATTACCATCCGTCGAGACAATCCTATCCACCGTCACCCGGCCGGGGAGTATCTCCGTGAAACCGTACACGGTAACGAAGGAACGGGCCCCGTCAAACTGGCTCCCCAATAAACCGGTCAAGAAATAATAGTACCCATCCTCCTCGAACTTATGAGGGCTCCCGGACATCTCGAACGTCCCCTTCCCACCGCTCTTGCCGCACTTCGCATAGAGATAGAGTTTCCCGTAATCCCCCAAGTAGGGACTCGTATACGCCCCCATATCCCAATACTGGTATTCGGAAGGCTTATGGGACTCCTTGATATCACTGATGCCCAGCGTCATGTGCTGCAAGATCAAAGCTGGGGCGGTAAACACCCCGGTGTTGTCATCATACCTGAAATCGGGCATGACGGTCACAGGAGCGGTCTTGCTGTTGACGAAACGGAATTGCAGGGACTCATCACCCACCAAGAGCGACATGGTACGTACCCATATCGGGTCTATGCCCTTGGAGTAATTATCGAAGGCCACTTCCAGCATCTCTTGCGCCTCGATAGCGTCACGGTAACGGCGCTTGGTAAACTGTAACGCTTCCTTATACCTCTTGTCATTAACGACCTCCTCGCTCTCCAGCTTGCCCAACTCATCGGACAGGAAACCGCCTACCGGCGTGTTGGATAGCTCAAGCTCCGGACTGTGGGGCCTATTAATGTGATCCCTCACCCCGGTGATCCGGATCAGGATACCGTCCGGCTGGAACTGGGGATCGCTGAAATCAACATAACCGCCGGGTACCAGCTTGGCGCCGATCGCCAACCAATTCTTCTTGGCCCATATGCCGTCCAGCTCTCCGATGAACGTGAATTGCCGCTCCTCACGCTCGTAAAGGTAGCGTACCGCCTCCCGGAACATGTCCCAGCTCGCCCCGGTCTTGGTGGCGTTGTCGCACACGTAGGCGGCGGGAAGGGATATGTTAAAAACGGCGTACTTGTCGCCGACCTCCGGATACAGGGAAGCGTTCGGCAGCGTCATGCCATCCTGCTCGGACGAGACGATCTCGAACTTACGGCCGTCATGTACATACTTTACATCGAACTCACGGCCCGCCAGACGGCCTGTCTGGAAGATAACCGTCATGGTCTGGCCGGCGATCAGGCAATCCTCGAAATTGAGGTTGGCGGGAACCGATGAGTCATAGAAGTTGTAGAACGTGACATCGTTCCCGTCCGTGTCCTCGCCCGGCTCCGTGTCGGTCTCGCTCACCGTGCCGACCCGGGATGGATATATATCGCTGGCGTCGTAGCTGTCCTCATTATAAGAGGAAAGGGGCCTGTCCGCGCGAGTGACATACATCCCGTCCTTGTCGGTCTTGTACCGTCGGCCTTGGTACTCCAGCTCCTGTGACTTGGGAAGCAACAATGTCTGGCTACCGTAGACCGAGTAATCGATATTCCGCTCGCCGCCTTGCACGTAAAGGATCTCCACGGGGAGGTTGTTGCCTTGGTTCGCACGACCTACACCGGGAAGGAATCCGTTACCTTTTCCGTAGGATAGCTTTAGAGGAGCGTCCCTGTAATACTCCACCTTGCGGAGGTTGATAGTTTTGCCCACGATCTCGAACTCCGTGTCGAACTCCTCGGCCAAACGCCCCAATACAGCCCAGCATTTCTCATGGTTGAACGACAACAGTTTCTCCGGGGCCTCGATCACCGTGCCGACCGTCCAGCCGGAATCATAAAGATTCAAGTTGTCCACCAGTAGCTCCACGAACATCCTCGGCGTGGCCGTCATGACGAACTTGAGCTTGTACGGCTTGTCGGACAACAGCTTGTACTTATATTTTTTCAGGATCTCCTCGTTACCGCCGAAGGTGACGGTATAGTCGAATACCCTCGTGCCCTCCTTCTTGAAATCCGAAGGGTACCACAGCGTGTACCTTTCCCCCTGGTACTCGATATACGCCCCGGTGGGCAGCTCCACGTGATCCACTAGGGAGTAACGCAGCTCCACCTTCTTCGCTTGCGCTATCGCCCGGTAACGATAGCTGTCATCGTCCACCGGGATGTCAAGCAATACCTCGCCCGTCTTGTCGTAGATACGCATCTCGAACGGTATTTAAAGGGTGTTCGAGACGCTTTCGGGCATACCCAGCAAGGCACGTACCCTCGTCTTACAATCGCTTCTGTAACGCTCCAGCTCCGCGAACTCCGCCTCGAACTCGGCCATCCTTGCCGTATCCGAACCTAATTTATTGAGGGTGATCGCCTCCACCCTGTCAGCGGAATATCTCGCACGTACGAGCCCGGACACGAACCGCTCGTACGTGGCATCCGCGGCCTCTATCAGCGTGCCGCCATCCTCGCACGTGCCGGTATAGGCGTAAGCCACGCGGGGCTCCGGTTCCGGTTCGCCCCCGTGGCCCTCCGGAACGTGGTTCTCCAAGACCTCCTCGTTCAGGTATAGCAGGTAATGGTTGTCATCGTATTTTACGAATGTCTTTCTCTCCGTGTAAATCGCTCTTGTCTCCATATATTTAAATGTTTTTTAGCCGACCCGGAAGGATCGGCCAAGAGCGATCCCTACGGGTCAAGTGAACCTGAAAAATTTCTTACCGAACTTGTTGGTGAGCACCTTTATCACGGTATCCACCGGCAAGTCCTCGTGAGAGAAGTCCGTGAGCGCCTGATCAATCAAGACGGCGGAACCGGTGAAAGCGTAACGCTCCTCGCCTTTCCATCGGAAACGTATGGCGAGGCACTTCTTTGGCGTGCCGTCCTCGTTTCTCTCGATCTTGCTATCCTCAATCTTATAATCGATCAACTCGATCAGCCTGTCCTCCTCGGGGCCTCTCCGGTCCTCCGGTATCCGGGCATCATAAAGTATATCCTCGAATCTCATTTTCCGGTCGGCCGGGAGATCCTCCCACGGACTTTTTTTATTCCTTATCACCTGTCCCAGTCTTTTCCTTGGTGTTTCCATTCCTAATTTATTTAATAGATTACTCGTATCAGCGTGTTGGATGAAGCCTATACGGGAAGAGGCCCTCTTCCTTATCTCCTCGTCCGGCAAACCCTTCTTTCTCAATCTAGCTATCTGGCGGCAGAGAGCCACCTTGTTACGTTTCCGGACACGGACGTGATCCGGGAAATGCACGTATCCCCCCGTATCGACACCGTCCGTCACGTGCCCGATCTTCCATCTCGGGTTAAGACCGATCCTAAGCTCGTTAGCGTAATAAAGACCGATCCACTCGATGACAAGGTGCAAGAATACGGTGTCCTCATGCAGTATCAGGACATCATCGGCGAGACGGTAGCAGAAATCCAGACGGTTCAGATATCCCTTGAACCTGTCCGAGAGATATTGGATCCCTTTGGATAACTCCTCATAATCATGTTCTGTTTTGGCCGTTGCGATACTTTCCTCGATATACCTTTTCGTGTAGTACTCAACCAAAGCAGGGCATTCCCCGACATGGAAGCACCGCTTCAAATCGTGATCGAAAAGATAAAGATAGACAAGCGAGAAGAACTGCGCCAGCTTCGTGCCGGGAAACATACCGGTATCCCCCTCGACGCTGTCAATGATCTCATCAAGCCTTCGCAATAAATGATTATCCTTGATGCGTGTCCTGAGCTGGCTTTTCAGTACCGGGTGATTGACGGTCGGATAGAAGTGGTGGATATCGCACAGGAGATAGTCGGTGGTACGTTCCGGATATTTTCTCAGGACCTTCCGGATCATCCTCATGTAGGCGTGGGGACCGCGTCCTTTCACCCCTCCGTAGGTATACGCGGAGAAGGATCTCGTAAAATAATCCTCCACCTCATTGAGCATCGCCCAATGCTGGACATGATCCGGGAAAGGGAGCATCCCGATAAGACGTTTTTTCGGCTCATGGACGGTCATGAAACGATACGGGGAGGTTACGAACGTCCCGTTTTCAAAAGAGTATAGGAGATCGGAAAGGTTCTTTTCCAAGTCCGCCTCGAACTTTGTTATGGCCTTTTTGCCATGCTTGTTCTTGCTGGCATGATCAAAAGCCTTGTAATAGTTTTCTTTCCGGGCTATATCCCCGGAAAAGTCACCTTTTCTCCTCATGGTGTCCCAAGTGTCTTTTAGTGTCCAGTGTCTGCAATCGCCATCAGGTCATGAGCCGTCGGTTTATCAACCTACCGGGACTATACCCTTAGCCTTGATTTTTTGTCCAGTGACAGGGTCTCTCCTCCACTTCTTCTTACTGAATAAATCAGCGGCGTATCCTAGGGGCGACGACCAGTTCACGTTAGCGTTCGAGACCGCATTGTTACCATTGAGGTACGCTAAGCCAGCATTAGCACCGTTGTTCGCATGACCACGACGGAACGGACAGCGAAGGCCGGAACAGGACGTCAGAGAAGACAACCCGCCCAATCAATAGGCGGCACAAATGTAATATTTAATTTTTCAAGTGCGACCGCCTTACGGCGGGAAAAATAAAACAGGAACGGAAACAACATGTCAAAGAACTAAGATGCGGCACTTACGTGCCTTGGGTGCTCGGGCGCTTCGCACCCTAATGGACACGATGGACACCCGAACACAATGAACGCTAGTACTGCACGGGCACGGGGCTTACGTCCTCTGCAAAATAGCAGAGGGGCGACGACCAGTACACGTAAGCGTACGAGACCGCAGAGTCACCATAGAGGTACGCTAAGCCAGCATGAGCACCGTAGTTCGCATGACCACGACGGAACGGACAGCGAAGGCCGGAAATAGCGTTGTCGTTATACCAACCGTCGCAATAATAGGTGCTGGAGCTGCCGGAGGCGACAGTCGGGGCGGAGCATAGATTCTGCATACTGAGCTCAGTGATATATTTCCAGCCACTGGGATCGTTCTTAGGAACCTTCGCAGCCTTTATCAGACCCTCGATCGAGTTTATGTTGAAAGCCGAGTAAAGGGACGGGGCGACATAATAATCTCCGCTACCGTCGGACAGCTTGTTTATCAAGGAGCCACGCTCGATCAGACCGATATGGCCGTAGAAGTTCTTCAAGCCGAGGAAACAAGGGACGTGCGCTTGGTGGACGGTACCACCGTCCGAGCCCTTCACGGCGTAGTCGCTCACGCCGACCGAGTCCCCCAACTCGATCCCTACGCTCGTCGGAATAATCGGATAACCACCGTTATGGCTTGACCAAGGATCCCAAGACCATTCCGTAACCCCCTTACCGGTACCGCCCTGATATAGGCCATTGGAGTCCTTTACCGGGTTCAACGCGGACTGACAATCACGGGTACCCATGATAAGGCGGTAAAGATAACCGACGACGCTGTTCGCGACGAACCAGCCGGATTCCCAGCCCTCACCCTTCTTGCGGGCGGCCGTGCCGAAAGCCGCGGCGTTCATGTTCGTGGCAACCATGCCTAGCTGCGTGTTGTGCTTCCCATCCCTCGTCGCGTCGTTGTTCCCGCCACGATAACGGGGATCGTCGCTGACGACGGAGACCAACGTGCCGCTCGTACGATCCATGACGCCGGCTCCCAAGGCCGACGTACCCCCGGCCGGGATATAATAGTTCAAATGACCCTCGATCGGGGTCGGGCTCACGGCCTCGTAATAATAGGTGGAGTCTACCCACCAAGAGTAGTAGTGGGCGTTCCAGCACCACAGGTAATCGCCCATCGTGCCGTCCAAGGCGGCGGGACTGCCGTCGGCGAAACGATGGTGGTTCGTCGGGTCAAGCTTACGCCGGCTACGGTCAACGGACACGAGGTAGCAGCCCAGACCGATCACGGAGGGAAGATCCCGCAGGAAATCGATATTACCGTAGGACTCGCCGACTGGCGTGCCCTGACCACGTTTCCAGCGACGGATAGCGACGTGCTTGTTCACGATCGATACCGCGTCGGCGAAAGGGATCCTCACTGACTCGCCCGTTTCCTTGGACACTCCCTCGATCAAATACTTGGAGGGCTGGTTCGTGTCGGCCAAGGGCAGCTGGTCGATTGTTTTGCCGTTATCGAAGGCCGTGATGATAGCGCGTACCTTCTCCTCCTCTGCTGTTGTTAATGACATGATTCTGTATATTAAAATGTTAGACAATTATACCTTTCGTATCCGGCTACCGGATAAAAATCTCATCACGCTACCGGCCTTGCGGATAACCGGGGCCGTGACCTCGATCTCTATCGTTTGGGCGAGCGAGGTATTCTGCGCCGGGATAACGTGGATCGTGGCCGTGCCGGTCTTACGCACGGTCAAGTTCCCATGTTGGTCCACATACAGGGCATCCCCGGAATAAAACGCTTGCTGAAAGATCACGTTCGGAAGGACATAGGCCGGAAATAAACTCACGGCTATCCTCTGGGCAACCGTATTCCCTAACGTTATCCTCTTGACATATTTCAGCTCCATACGGGTAGGGGCAAGAAGCGCTTGACTCATCAACGATTGCTCGGCCGCTTTCATGGAAGCGATCTGCGCATTGCCCTCGGAAATCATCGCCTCAGCCTCGACAGCGGCAGCCAAAGCCTCATCAGATGCTCGACCGGCCAAATCAGCCTGTTTCCCAGCCTCCAACGCTTTAGCGTTAGCCAAACCCGCAGCAGAGATAGCGTTCCTCGTGGCCTCGATAGCCTTATTCGCCTCCGCAAGGGCGGTCTTGGCCGCTTCCGTTGCCTGCGTACCACGGGCGATACATTTCCACCAAGCCGTATCGGTCAAGGGGTGGTTCTTGTTTCCGTCCTTGACACAGAGGTAGCAGCTATCATCCGTGACGACGAAATCGAAGGTGTTGTACGTACTCGCCGTGGCATAAACGCCCTTATCGACGAACGCCACCTTCCCCAATACTATCTGACTCATTATAATTCCTCCTTCCTTTTTTTGGTCATACGTTCAAATACAGCTCACCGGTCTCTTGGTTGAGCTTGACAAGGTTTGGTGACACCTCGTCCTCGTAGGACATCACCAGCGTCATGTCGGCGGGGTTGATCGTGAAGGTCGGGTACAAGACGCCTCCCTTAGCGAGGATGCCCGTATCGACATACCTGTCCCCATCCAGATCCCATTTCCACCAGTTGCCGTTATCGCCAACCTTCCACGGGTGGTCGGCCAGCTCTTGCGCACGGTCACCCTGTGTCTTGGCGAAGTTACCCTGCGTGTTGGCGTAAGAAGCTTTCTCATTCGCCAATTTCGCCGCATCATTTGCGTTTTTAGTTGCGATCTCGGTATCTTCCTTGATCTTCTCTAGCCCATCGTGGGCGGTATTAGCGTTAGCCGCAGCTTTATTGGCTAGATCAGCCGCGGTATTAGCCTTACCGGTTGCGGTATTGGCGTTCCCTGTCGCAGTGATGGCGTTCGCCGTGGCCGTATTAGCCTTTGACGTGGCCGCCTCGGCGTTCAGCTTAGCGGTGTTGGCGTTGGAGGCCGCCGTATTAGCCGCCTTGGTAGCGGCACGGGCGTTGGAGATCTCCGTGAGCATGTTCTCGTAAGCCGTCTGGATGGTTCCGAGGCTCACCTTCACGCTGGTTTGTATGCCGTCTATGATCTTACAACCGATCGTGTACAGACCGGTAAGGCTGTCAGCCAGCGTGAGTTCTGATATTTTCTTTTTCTTAATCGGCATATATGTTCAAGTCTATGTAATACTCCCCGTCCTCCGTGACCACCAGTTCCCCGGCCTCGGTAGCCAGCAGGTAATCGATACCATCCATCCGGAACACCGTGAACTCCAGCGTGAGGTTGAATGTCACCACCACACGCCCCCGGAGGCTCTCAAGCTTCCAGCCGGACGTCCTCTTGTAGTAGCAGGGGTATTCCTCCACGTTGTAATCCACGTACAGCGAACGCTCGCCCGGCTGGATCAAGGCATCCAACAGAGCGTCGTAACAACTCCAGAATGTCGTCATTGAGCCGGCGATGAGACAGCATTCAAGAGTGACCTCCTTGCTATTATACACCACCTTGCCGGCATCGTAGATCCTACCGTCAACGTCCAGTACCGTACGGGACAGGTTAGTCTTCACGGTCGGGGATCTCATGATCTCGTCCCGGCCCTCCGTCACCATCACGCCGTATCGATCCAAGGGTACGCCGTCCAGCTCGTACTCGGATGGAGGAACATACGCTCTACCCTCCGGGATCACCACGGACAAGGGTCTTACGGGCTGATCCTCGGCGAACCGTAACGTGAAGGCCTCCAACGTGTCCCAATCCTCATACGCCGGGCTCTGGATGAGTCGCAAGCTCCACTCCCTGCCCAGCGAGGGGATACGGAAGAGGTGATACCCGGACTTCGATAGGTGCTCGACGAGAGCACCGGCGGATCTTCCGTCCACGCTGCGGACGAACGTGATGTTGAGCTCCCGTGGTTTCAAGGTGGGCTTTTCCAAGTCCGGCTCTATGCCGTCCTCGTCCGGCCAGTCGTTCCTAGCCGGTTCCACCAGCTCGGGGAACGGGAGAAGGCCGTCGTAACCTCCCTCCGTGATCCATACGCCGAAATCGGTGTAGGCGTCCTTGCCGTCTATGTATAACTCACCCCTCATAAGATCACCACGGTATTATCCTTGTTTATCTCAACCTCTCCCCCGATATTCACCAGCAGGATCACGGCGTAATCGCTCGCCACAACCCTAGCCTTGCCGCCGTGCATGAGGATCACCTTGTGAACACGCTCGTTATCGTCTATCGTTATCACCGCATCCGTATCACCTATCACGGCAATATTGCCGGGATTGGTTACGTACACGTGGCCGGAGTCAACGTACACCCCGTAGGGCATCACGTGACCGGCCATGCCACGGAACATGTCTAACGACGGGAAATCATTCTCCGCACAAAACTCACGCCCCTGCGGGCTGAAGAACAGCCACACGAGGCTTCTCCAGTCCGTCACCCCGTTAGAACCACTGCATGCCCCGAGCGAGAGGGCCGATTTGATTATGTCGTTAACCGTCTCCATCATTATCTTGATCTCATTAATATACCCTTGTCGTTAATAGTCTTTATACCGGAGGCCGCCGACTTGGTATTCGCCTCTATCTTCTCGGATAGGGCCTCTATACGTCCGGAGATCTCCGCTACCTTGGCCGTGTTCTCCGACACCTTCCCGGACAGGTCCTTGATCGCCTCCACGTTCTTCCAGCCCCTTGTCTGGAGGTCGTAGATGAAGCGCATCTGGTCGGCTATACCCGTCACTTGCACCAACGTCCTATCTAAAAATATAAGTTGGGTCGACATCTTACCGTCTATAACATCCGCGGAGTCCTGGGAGATGGAACCAACACCTTTGGACGAGGCCGTACGCCCGTCGTCCTCCTCTACCGCGTTACCGGTATTGAAATATTTGTCGGCCCAACCAAACTTACGGTCGAGGTCGTCGGCCAGCTCCTGCGCCTTCCGATCCAGATAATCCTGTTCCCAGTCGCTGATATAATCGTCGGACCAGAACTCGAGCAGCTTCTCCCGGATCTCTTTCATGGGATCGGATGCGGCGGCCTTGATCGACTCCGTGACCATGTTCCTTATCATCTTCCTCACGAGATCCTTGGCCGATCGCGCCTTGTCCTCCCCGGCGGCCCACGCGTCGGCGTAAGCGTTGGCGAAATCGTCGATCGCCGATTTTATGTCACTACCGAAAATGGCGTCCTTGCCGGCCTCCTTATTATCCGCTATGGTGTTATTGATCTCGTCTATCTGGTCCCGCCACTCCTTGATGCGGTCATTGTCGGTTTTCTTCTTGTCCTCCTCCTCCTTGATTTGGTTTTGGATAAGCACTTTTTGCTGTTCCAATAGCTTATTCTGCTGGTCGATAAGCTTGGAGGCATCCTTGGAATAGGCTTTCTCGATGGACCTGCCCAGCTTATCGTACGACTTGTCCAACGTGTCGATCTGATCCTGCAAACGCTGGATACGACTCTCGTTCTTCTTGTCATGGATCTTGGCGATAGAGGAGGCAAGGGATGTGACCACCCCGATAGCGGCACCGGCAGACGCACCGATCGGCCCGAACATCGCACCGGCTTTCGCCCCGTCCATGGCGGAATTGACCGCGTCCATGGCCACATTCAAGCCTTCGGCTATCTCACCGAACGCACCACCGAACGAATCCCCGAGTTTCGAGAAAGTATCAGAGAGGAATTGCCCGGACCGCATGATTTCGCCAAGCCCTTCCTCTATATCGTCAATTGCCTGTCGCAGCTTTTTCGTATCGTTACCAGCCTCAAATACGCCTTTCAGACCTTTGGCGACCTTCTCGTATGCCGGGCGCAACTTGTCCGCGGCTTCCTTGTTCTCCTTGAGCGCGTCCGAGATATCTTTTAGTTTATCGGGTGATTTACTCCACAGTTCAAACGTCTCTTTCGTGATACCGAAATCCTTGCCCTTGCTCTCATCCCAGACACCGCTTTTCAAGAACTCCAAGGCTTCACGCCCCTTCCGGTTGATGGCCTCCAACTCGGAGAGGGTCTTGTCTTTCATGTCACCGAACAACCAACTGATAGCGGAAGTCGTCTTGCTCGCCTCTATGTCGAGATCAGACAGTTCCCTTTTCATGGCCTCGGAAAGGGACTTACGCTCGCCTTCCGTCGTAGCCTTGGCTATCTTCTCGTTATAAAGAGCCGTGATAGCATCTCTCTTATCAAGATAAGAACCGTATTCTTTCAGATACTCGTTCATGGCACGTTTCTCTTCCTCCAGTTGTTCCTTATTCACATTAGAGGTCGATCGCTCCCGTTTGACGTATGAGTTCACCAAGGCTGTACGAATCTCCACGGTCTGTTCCTTAGTCAGTTTGCCGCCTTGAGCGTCTTTCCACTCTTTTTCCTTGGTAAGTATGGCGGCGATCTCATTGTCATAGTCTAGGTTTATCTGGGCGATCTTCTTTGCGGAGCCTTCTTTCATCAGATCGATCTCGGATTGCTGGTTCTGCCGGCGGAGGGATAGGAGTTCGTCTTGAAGCTTTTTTCGCTTTTCTAGTTCCTTTTTATCAATAGGTGTAGCTATTTTCGCCTTTTCCTCCTCTTGTTGGCTACTAGCTAACGCCTCCGCCTTCGTACGAGCCTTCAATCCTTGTACGACTATCTCAACCGCTTTATCATGCTCAATCTTCAACTGCTCGTTCCGTTTTCGTAAACGACGTAACTCAAATGCCTCCGAAAAGCTGGTATCAATCCAACTTTTCTTGTCTAGCTGGGAGATTCGATGGTTATTTTTTGCAATTTCATCCTCTATGGAGTTTACGGTAGCACGCTGTTGGGCCATGGTTCGCTCATCTATCGATTTAGAAAGCATCTTATTAGCCTCCGTCATATCCATCAACATGAACTTTTGCAAGGATAGATTTTTCAGTTCATCCGGATAGAGGGCTTGTAATTTCTCGTATGCCTCCACTTTCTGTAACATGGACTTGTTATCGTCGCGCAAAGCATTCAATAGTTCATCCGTTTGAGATCTCATGCCTTCTATCCAGTCCTTCATCTCTGCGACCCTCTTGTTATGGGAATCCAACGCCTTCTCTGATGCCGTCGCCTGTGTCGCGAGCTTGAAGATCGCATACCCAAGGGCCGTAACACCCGCCACGGCCAAGACCAC